TTCTGACACTGTTAGTGTCACCAATTCATCTACGTTTGAAACATTTGTCAGTGTTAAAAACTCTTCATTTCCAGATACTGCATCAGGAGTTACCTTGTCTGTTATTCTTATTGAATCACCAATTACGAAAATTGCATTTGTTCCAGTTGCTAAATCTGTATGTTCCACATTGACATCAAATGTAACTGGGCCAGATGCAGCAGCAACATCAGAATCTAATAGTGACGATCCATATTTTTTTTCAGATCCTGTTATATCCGCTTGTGTAGATCCATAATCCATTTCAAATGCGATAACATAATCTTCGCCTTCTGTTGGACTATCAATAAATTCATCTGCACTAATTAATGTGCCATCGTCATCGTCACCAGCCAACGTATATAAAAATCTATGAAGTGTATCTCCTGACGTGCGTTGGGCCTTTGTTACATGACTCCATACATTATTTATCACACCTGAAATAACTTGGTTGTAACTTCTTCTGCCGCCATTAGTGCTTGCAGATGAAACTTCTGCGCTTAAAAATGTTAAAATATCCGAATCAATCATGCTATACCTCTTTCATTGTGACTGATCCTGAGTACCAATCACCATCTTCTTGATCAGGTCTTGCTATTACAGGTCGTAAATTAACCATTCCTGCAAGTATTTTTACCTGTATTGTTTGGTCTTCATATATAAAGGTTGTCGATCCAATTGTACCCTCAATAACCTTTAATTGTTTTGCTTGTGCTTTTGTAAAATATCCAGAAATTCCACCAGAAATAGATTGATTTGACAATACTATTTCTCTCCCAGATGATATGGCCATTTCTTGAATTATATCATTTCCTCCAAGAGTTGACACAATGCTCTGAGCAGCTACAGGGGTATCAAATTCATTCGCCCAAATAAGATCATTGGATAGTACAACTCCACCTATAGATATCATTATTTTACCTTATTTTATATTTAATTTTAAATAGTTTACCATGATATAGTATGTGATGTCAATATATAGTAATAATTATTATCGACATCACATGTATTATGATAATCTATTTTTCATTATGCTCATTTGTCTGAATAATTCATTGACCTGAGAGCCACTCATATTTGTAGAAATAGGAGGCTCATTTGGCAATAGATTCAAGTCAACACTCATAGTATTCTCATTTGAGTCAGAAGATAATGATGGAGTAGGCGCACTAGATCCAACACCACTAAATACAGATCCACCATTAGCAAATCCTTTTATGCCACTAAGTGCTAATTCTAATGGAAATGCACCGCTTCTTATACTATCCATAAATGCAGTTCCATATTTTCTAACAGCACTCTGTGTTTGTACGTATTCTCCTTTCATTAGCATTGCAGGAACATCATCTTTATTTCCAGAACCAGATGATATAAATGGAGATAGAAGTTTACGAAATACATCTCCACCTTTAGCAAAGAAGCTTGGTGTAATATATCCACCTTCTGCTTCATTTCGTACTATTGATGCACCTTTTCCCTCTACTTTTGTCTTTATGGTTAGAGTAATTGTCTTATCTTGAAGTTTGCCATATATGTCATTTATTTCACGAAAATTCTCTTCTTTTGCTGTTGCAAGTTCTAATTCAACTCTTTTGTCCTCTATTTCATCCATTATTTCTTTGGCAGTCATTACTTCATCAGAGTCAACAATTATTTTAAACTCTTTGTCCGTTACTGATATTTTATCAATAAGCTCTGTTATTGATTTTACGGCAGCTATAGACGCATCTTTTATTTTTTGTTGATCTGCCAATTCTTTATCAGTTTTTTCTTTCTTCTTTCTTGCAATTTCTTCTGTTTTTGCAAGCTCAAAATTTAATCTTGTTTTTTCTATTTTCTCTAGTGTTTTACTTGCAATTCCAATACCTTGGTATGCTTCTTTACTGTTTTCAAGATTTCCATATAAGTCTCCAGCGCTTCCTACCAATGATTGTAATCTTGATAGAGTAGATGAATCTCCAGTTCTTTCAAACTCATCTAGAAGCTTATATGCAGCTATCATTTTATTGTTTGCTGCTATTCTATTGCTATTGTTTTTTTGCTCGTCTGTCATTCCTTTTTGACTAATGGCACGAGTTTTATCAGCGAGAGATGTTCTTAAATTTGCAATCTTATTTGCAGATGATGTTATTAAACTTGTTTTCTTTTCTTCTAGTGCTATTTCATCTTCTGCTTGTTTTTTCTTTATCTTTAGTATCTTTTCAGTGGCATCTTTTTCTGCTGTAATGTATTTTACAAGCTGATCTTTTGTGTGAGCAAGTGCATCGTTTTCAATATCTTTTATTGCATCTGCTATTTTTTTTCTTTGCTCTTCTGAAGTTGCTCCTATCTCTGCCTCTTTTTCTCTAGCAAGAGTTAATCTTTTTTGATATGTTTCGTTATATACTCTTATTTTTTCTAACTCTGCATCTGTTAGTGACAATACTCCTTGCGCTTGAAGAATAGCAATATTGGCATTAGATTGTTTGTGAGACTCAAGAATGTCCTTATCCATATTCTTGTATATTTGAACAACCTCCTTTGCAGTATTTTCTATTTCTGTGGTGTCTATTTTAAGAGCCTGTTCAACTGCTTCTTTTGTTTTTGGATCTTCAATTGATTCAACAAGATCTTTGTATTTGTTTAATGCATCTTGTATTTCCTGCTCAGTTGATCCAGACAAACGAAGAGCCTTTTCGAACTCTTCTGCTGATTTGCCAGTAAGCGCCATTTGTCTTTCCATTACGCTATACTTAGCAGTCATCTTATCAAGTTCTTTTTCATTTTCTAAATATGTCTTTTTTGCTCCAGCTATTTCATTAAGATAATCAATAACTCCAATTGCAGCATTTGAGATAGTTCCGTCACTTTCTCTCAGTTTTGTTATCCATCCCTTTAATGCTTTTTCACCGTCATTAAGAGTTGATTCACCATCTTTTACTATTCCATAATAAATATCAAGATCTTTTGCTACCTTTAGCCCTGCCTTTGCCTGTTGATTTCTGGCATCAATTGCTTTTCGTATAATATCTATATTATAAGCATCACTCTCTTTTTGTATTTGTTCATTTAACTCTTTTTGTACTTTTTTCGCTTCATCTTGACTCTTATTTACTCTAAAAATTAAGTCTATTTTATCTTCAAGAGAGAGATTTGTTGAATTTATTACATCAACAAGCTCACTTTGGCTTTTTTCATACCCTTTTGCAGAGTCTTTTTCTAGCTGCTTATTAATTAATCCAAGTTTTGCCAATTGGTACTCTAAATGTCTATTTAATTCCTTAGCTCCATTGGCAGCCTTAATTGACTCTTGTGCCATTTCTGCATAATCTTTACTTACAAGCTTGTTAATAGCGTATAGAGCACCAATAGTAGCAGCTATTACTATCAGCCATGGATGAAGTCTTATAAATCCAGTGATTGCTGCACCAACACTTTTTGCCAATAGTACTAGTGATGAGCCAAATGAAAGAGAATTTTTTGTTGCCATGCCAAGTGCAGCAGAAACACCACCAACCTTTGCTAATTTACTTGATGCTACGGCAGCACCAGTGGCAGAACTTGTATATAAATTTAAACTTGTTGTAAGTTTACCTATTAACCCAGTAAATCCTTTTAGTGCAGTTCCGCTACTTAATGTAGTAAACATTCCTAGTAGATTTACACCAAGAAGTGTTTTTGCTTCAACAGTAAGTAATCTAATTGCTATTGCAATTGCACCCAATGATGCAAGTAGTCTCGCATTTCCTGCAACAAATCCAGCTACCCAGCCACCAACTTTTGCAAGCACACCAAGAAATCTAAATAAAGCTGCTGTAACTGCTACAAGCTCGTCTTTATTGTCCTTTAGTGTTTTTGTAAGATCCAATACGAATCCATTAACATCTTTTTCAATAACTTTTCCAATTGCTATTGATACTTCTTCCCACATTGACTTAAGTTTTCTTAGCGATCCGCCAAGACCTGATTCCATCTCATATGCAACCTTAAGTGCAATTCCTTTTGATTCTGAGATAGCAGTATTCATTGCATCTATTTCTTCTGCAGTTTGTCCCATAAGAGCAAGCATTCCTGGGCCAGCACGTTTTCCGAAAAGAACTAGTGCATCTCCAGCGGTAACACTTTTTGTTCGCATAATGTCTAACATTCCAGTAAACGATTTCATTGTTCCATCTTCGTTTACTAACTGCTCCATAGCAATGCCATATTTTTCAAGAACACCCTTCATTTTATCAGTTGGGGCCAACAATCTAGCAATGGATGTTCTTAATGTGGTTCCTGCCTTGGAGTTCCCTGAAACTATAGCCCTTCCGTTTCTACGAACAATTAACAATCCATTTGGAACTTCTGCGCAAAACACCTCATCATCGTAATCTATCCATCCTTCAAAAAGATTATACGGATCTTTTTCAGATAATTTTCTATCACCATTTCTATTCCAATTGCTTCGATCCATCCATGGTTCAGTTCTGACACTTGTTGAGTTTATACACCAACCGACTGCTTTTGCGGTTACTTCTCTACCATTTATTGTGCTTTTGTCACCTATCTCAGTTTTCTTTCTTGATAGTGTAGAGTATCCAAGTTTTAGTGATATTTCCTGCACATCATCTCTTAATCTTATAGAAGAGGTGTAGTATCTTTTTTCAACTGTGCCATCTCCATCCATCAGTGATTTGTGAAGTATCGCCAACAGGTCAGTATCCCATTTTTTTGCGTAGCTTGGTATATGCTTTTCATATACTTGTCCAAGTGGCTTTAATGCTCTAAAAAATTGTTCATTTGTGAATGTAAATTGGCCAGTCAATTTGCAATGATTATAGTTCCACGGAAGAGCATCAAATACCTCTGTCATATGTTTTATATGATTTGGCTTCTTTTGTGTTATAACTACACGATAATTACCCCTATCATAATTGCAGTGACCTTCTGCAATATACCATCCAAGAAATGTAGCCCACAGTTTAGAATCAATATCAATTGAGGGAACTTCTTTTGTCCAGCTTCCTCTGTTTTGAGAAAATCCTGGAAGTGTTATGACATCTGGACTATCTCCATTCCACTTCATGCCACCAGTTTTATATCTAACTGCCTTTCCAGCAAGTTTATTTGCTCTAATTATCTCAAAATTGTCGTGATCACGTTTTTTGGCATACATTCTATGGTCAGGTGTAACACAAAGATCAATACCTTTATTACAAACTTTGTACATTTTCCCAGTATGACGATATCTGATCATTCTTTCTGGACTTTGATATTCTATATATCCAGTCTTATCATTGTATGTGGCAAACTTATCATCTTCTGTTGCATCTTCCCACTTTTTCCATCCACCCTCAGTAAGAACATCTGTTTCTCTATCATAGCAACCTCGATACCCAGCGTTTGCAAGTGATGCAAGAATACCAACAGTTTCTTCCAATTCAATACCTGCTGCTTTTGCAACTGGGCCAACATACTGCAGTGCAACTCCAACTTGTTCCAATGATGTGTTTGAGCTAGTAAATGCTGCTGTCATTAAGTCGGCAATGCGAGGAAGATCTTTTACGCTTTTCCCATAACCAACCATGATATTTGTTACAATATCTGCACTTTTGCCAAGATCCATGTTTGCTGAGGCAGCAAGATTTAGAACTGTTGGAAGAGTGGCCATTGACTCATTAACATCAAGCCCAGTCATTGCAAGTGCTTTTAATGCTTCTGCTGCACTTACTGCTGTATATCTAGTAGACTCACCCATTTCTCTAGCTGCATCAGAGAACATTTCAAGTTCTGTTGATGATGCTCCTGCAACAGCTCCAGCAGCACGAATTGCATCGTCAAATGCAACGAGATCATTAACAACACCTTTTAGTGCAAACATTCCTGCAAACGCAGTAGAAAATATAATCATTGATGCGGTAAGCTCTTTTGATACCGCAGAGAATCCCCTTGTTACGCCATATATTTGAGTTCCAAATTTTGATAATCCTGTTGATGCAGATCCTAGTGCAAATCCCCACTGAGAAAATGAAGTTCCTGACTTTTTAGTTTCTGTAGAAAAGTCCTTCATTGCCTTGGAGCCTTGTTTTACATTTTTTACTATTCCCTGTAGCTTTACTTTTTTTGATTGACTAACAAGCTCTTTGTAGGATTTAATTACCTCTCTAAGAGCTTTATTATGAGCAGATAAGTCAGAGTTTGCTTTGCTAAAGTCTGGAAATTTCAACTTATCTATCTTTTTTAGTCCATCTGCAAGTGTATCTACGCCCTTGCTATCGACTTTTGATATTGATTGAATTCCTTTTGCGATCTTATCGATACCAGCAGGAGCCTTTATTTTACCAAGTTGTTTTCTGAACTTTTCGATAGAGTCTGTTGCAAAATTTACCTTTCCGGCCATCATATTAAATGATATGCCTATGGCATTTATTTTTTTGCCAACATCACTAACAACATTGATTGCAATATTTACTGATTTATTTACATCTGCCATAATTATCCTCTTTGATTAAGTGCAGCCAACCTTCTCCAATCTTTTGCACAATCTTTTGCAATCTCTTTCTTAGTCATAAGCTCTTTATTTTTGCTTAATGACTTGGACATATCTTTTATCGTATTCTTAACCCCATCCTGAGAGAGGTTAAAAGACATCCAATCCATAGATAACTTATCTATTCGATCTCTGTTATTTTTTATGTAGATGCTGTTTACAAATACACCTATTTCTGACAACGTATACCGTTTTATGTTTGACCAAGAATGTCCATTGGACACAAGATCTTGAACTATTAATCCAAGACCTCCTTCTTCTATTCCGCTTTCTTCACCAGATTTTCTTTTGGAAGATTTTGAAGAGCCTTGGTCAAACTTTCGAAGTTTTTTTCTAAGCTTTCCTTTGAGTCGATATTTACTTTTATTGCTATGGTCATTAATTCTAGAACAAATTGTGGCTTAAACTTTGCCAAAGATGTTAATTCTATACCTGTAATATCTGATATAATTTCAGGCGCATGGTCAGACAATATAGCAGACAGCTTAACAACATTTTCTGGTTCGCTAAAATTCTTGAATGTTATTTTTTCTACTTTTAAAAGTGGAAGAATTGATTTAATTTTTCTTGTTACTAATGATATTCCCTCTAAATCTAGAGGTGTAACATTATGCTTTACTGAGCCTATTGAAAACTCTTCTCCTGGAAATAAAGAATCCCAATCAACGTCAAAACTAACTTTATTACTCATTTAAAACTCCATTATTGATATAAAAAAAGGCTGACCACCATGTGGTGAATCAGCCTTGTAAACTGCCTAGCTAATTAATCTTAAGCATTAGCTCATGAGAATGTCAAAATATGGTGATGTAGGATTATTCTCAGAGTCCTTAAGAATCTCTCCTGCAAATGCAAGCGTACTCCAATCGTCACCGATCATTGCAGTATCACCACTTGGAGTAAGATCAATTCTATGAACATGAAGCTCTTGTTGATTGCCAATTGGATTATCGGAGACGAATCTTAGAAATCCTTTGATTGATGTCTGCGAAATTGCACTTAATTTGGTATAGGTCAGATCGTCATAATCATAACTTACCTTTACCATATTTCCTTCTGCTGCAGTAAATGTATCCATGATTCTGATACGACCAATCACATCATCTTTAAGGGTAAGATCAACTTCCCAATCTGTTCCTTCTACAAGTGCGCCATCTGCAGCATCAGTAACAACAATGGTTTCAACATCAACTGCTCTAAATTCTAGAGCAAGCATTCTGCCTTTAAACGCCGGTCCTGGTTGTTCACCAGCAACAGAGTCCGTTGTTTGAACAACTTCAGAAACGTCTGCAAGAGTCAATAAAGCCAGATTTTCTGCGGTAATCTCATCAAGCGTAAATGCAACCGCTGGAGAAATCTGAGAAATAACTGACATGTCTTTTGCTCTAATTCCACCTCTTGAGCTAAAATGCTCAAGCTGCTCAAGAGTAATGTTAAACGTAAATTCTGGACAGTTTCCTAGGTCAAGCTCACCTAGGTAAGAACCAGACCCATCTTCTTGGTTAAAACTAACGACCCCTTTTCCAAGGGTATAATTATCTGTACTGGACATAATAAGTCTCCTTTATTTTATAAAAAACCCAAATCTGTATACCAAAGCCCAATCACAAGCTTTATGCCTACAAGCTCTGGAACGGCATATGTTCCTGGACCTTTCGTTCTCAATTCCTTGATAAAGGAATTGTTCGCTACTACTTCATTTGGAGTCCAAACATAATTTTCTATGCTGTCTCCTATTCTGTCGCAAAATACTGATCTCTTTACTAGCCTTAAGAGAGCTTTTATCTCACTGGCATTTCTATCAGATTTTGCAACAACTTCTATATTTATTTCTAGATGTCTTCTTGCTGGATAGCCAAGTGGACCTCTAGATGAATATGTTTTTATTACGTCTCTTCCCTCGAACATATAAATAGACGGGACACTACTTTTATCATCAGGATCATTAGAATTCCAGTTGAATGATTGGAGATCAAGTACCTCTCTATCTCTTACTATTCTTGATGCAATCTCTTCAAGTGCTAATGTTCTAAAATCTGCCATTATTTAAACGCCATCGTTATTGAATTTGATATATCGTTTGCAAATGAGTCTGCACTTTCTTCATTGAACACTTTGCCAATTGTCCCACCTGGAGCTTGACTTGAAAATATTCTTCCCTGAAATGCTACTGTTTTGTCTCCAGGTCTTGGCCATGGTTTTTCTCCAGGAGCAGATCCAAATTCAATAGGAGGAGCATATTCAGCTTCATTTGATACTGTTGCTGACTTTTTACCTTCACTGTTTGCTACGCCAGATGATTTCCAAAGAGACTTAAAATTCCCTGAGTCAACTGGAGCAAAATCCACTAATCTTTGTCTGCTGTCACTTAGATAATCATCAAATGCTCTGTCGATATTTGCATCTGCCTGTATTGCAACGCCAATAAAGTATCCCTTGATTGCATTTATATCCATTACCTAACTCCAATAGTCCATAAGGCTCCTGCGGCATCAATTTCACATCCATACACAGTGTATTCTATCGAATTGATTGTGAATTTGTCATTGGTATCAACATCTCCAATTTTTACACCCTGAGTCAGTAACTTTATGTCCGATGGCTGTATCTTATCTCTAAATATTAATCCACGAATATCATCTTGGGTAAATCTTTCTTTTATTACGTCTACTGTGATATTTGTGACAACGGGCTCGTCCATTCCATTGTCCACTATTCTATTAAATGTAGCACTGTGAACAAGTCCTAATCTCTTTGCAACTCTAAATGCTGTTGCTGCTCCATTAATAAAAACTGACATTATCTTGTAACCATCTTAAACATTGATGAAGAGTTATAAATCAAGTCTTCTAATATTCTATAGATTACGCCAGGAATAGTTCTCTTCTTTTCTTGCCATGGGCCAACTGAGTTAGAGACAATTTTCAAACTTCCAACTTTAACTTCTTGTAATCCTGCCATGTCTGAGTCTGCAACTCTATCAATTTCTACTGAGGCAATGGCAAGCTCATAAACTGCTTGTTTGACCTGTACTGGCACTTCATCATTTGGTAGATATGTTACTCCACTTGAGTCATAAACATAATCTCTAGGCCATTCTTTTGGCTGAGAAACAACTACTTTTTCTCCCTTCCAATTCATATACCAATCAAGTTGGTTAGTGGCACTAATCAAAAATGGATCAGAGTCTACAATATCTTCCCATGTTTCTCCATGACCTCTATCGGTAAAATAGTCAGAAGCTTCTTGTGCGCTCACATAACAATTAAATCCTGGATCTTCGATGTCGTTGTTTAGTGCCATTTTCTATCCTTACTCTAAAACGATGTCTGGAGTAGATTTTTCAACTTTTTCTTCAATTTTGGCTTTTGGCTTTACAGGTGGTTTGGCTTTAGGCTTTACTTTTGGTTTTGTTTTTGGCTTTACTTTTACTTCTGGACACTCTTTAAGCTTATATCCATTTTCTGCCATGACTTTAAGTTGACCTGACTCGCAAGTAACTTTTTTTCCATTTTTATTCCATCGTGTAACTAGCATAATTGCTCCGTTTATATTTTATAGTCCAAGTAATAACTTAGCATCTCTTGCTGTGTGCGAAGCATGATTGATTAGGTTATCATTGGCTCTGTATTCTTCTTTTGATACTCGAACGTTTTCACCAGTAGACAAATTGAAAGCAGACATCATGCCTTTGTACAACTTCTTACGTTTTGCGCATATTTCGTCATATTCTTCTTTGCTAAGATTTGCCCAATATGATTTTGATTGTTCAGACACTTGAATCCTTCTTTCATCTGAATTATCTTTTTTCCATCCCTTTATTGCTGACTCTTTTTTCTTTGCAACAAACTCTGGATCATCGTATCTTTTCTTATATGCTTCTATCGCTCTTTTTCTTGATTCTTCTGTGTTTCTAGAGCTAACATATTTCATTCTCTCTACCATGGCTTCCTCACCATGATCTATAATGAATTGCTTATTTTGCTTTTTTGCTCTCTCGGATGCTTTCTTTTTATTTTCTTCGTTGTTATAAAAATCACTTCCAATGTATCCACCTTTTCCGCCAACTACAATATTGTAATTATTCTTATCTTTGATGAAATCGTCGTTTACAAATCTTTCTTCCAGTAGGTATGCATATTCTGCACTATCGCACATAACCATCACTTCTCTACAAAATGATTCTTTGCCATATTTCTTGACTGCTTTTTTAAGAGTATGACCAGAGCCAAGATATCCGTCAAATGACACCATAGGGTCTATTTTTGAACTATGGACACCAACGTAGTGTTTACCGTTGGTATTATTAGTTGTTTTGTAGAGAAAGTGATGGATCATATTACGCTGAATGCCCTAAAAGTGTGATTTTTCTACTGTCCAAAGCAAATCCACCAATCAAACAATCCATAGAAAGCTTAGACTGTTTAAACTTACTGTCATAATCAGCAACTACACGAATAGATACACCATTACTGGAAACAACAGAAGAAAGTCCAGTTTCAGGAGCATCAAGCATAGGCATTGCTACACCAAGAGATTGACTATCAAACATAGCACCTTTATATGTAACAGTGTCACCACTAGCAACAGTAGTAACAGCAGCCTCGGCAGGAATGATTTCGGTAATAGGATTTACGATAGGCACGGTACGAAGAGCTACACTTGCACTATCAGCAGCAGCAGCAACAGTAGCTGCTGCGATTACAGGTCGTCTAACGCCAGCAATTTTAAGACGATCACCCTCAACAATTTCTGTTGTGATTGAGTCCATTAAGATTGCAGAGGTTCCGACCATGTTCTGAGTAGTAGTAAGATCTGCTGTTTTCTCTGTCACAGCAACACCTTCTCCATGAGTAACAGTTGAATCCTGCCAGTTAATTGAGGAGAAGAAATCCATACCCATTGTCCTTCCCATGATTCCAGAAGTAAGAGCAGTGTCGGTTGTACGACTTGCTGCACCAGTGAACCATGCTTGACCAAGCAGTGCTGCTTCGAGGTCAAGATTCATCAGACAGAAACGGTTTTGTCCAAGCTGTTGCTTGATTGCTTCTGCACGAGCCAGAGCAATATCAGCACCACCATCTTCACTAGTTGATCCAAAAAGATCATCAGACACATAAGCGCCTTGTGCTTCATATACTTTGCCAGCAAGATACTTATCAATACTTTCTGCAATTGCGTATGATCCTGGAGCAATAACTGAGTTTGAAAAGCCTTCAAATTCAAGAGCTTTTTCTTTTGCGCCAACATTTACAGAAACATCAAAATGCTTCTCAATTGTCAGTGGACGATTAGAGCTACGGATTGGTTGTGCTACGACACCAACATCTGGATCGAACTCTTTTGCCTCGAATACAGGATCAACTTTGAACTGAATAGTATCACCAATTTGATATCCGTTAGGACGAATGTTGTACTCTGCGGAAACATCAGTTGCGCAAAGATTTTTGATTACAAGAGCATCTTGCAGATGTGCAAGTGCTTCAGCGGCTACCATTTCGATGCCTTCGGCGGTAAATAGATTATCCATTTAGGACTCCTTGTTATTAGCAGTCCCTCAACGTCTATATATTAGATAGGGGACTTATTTGTTAAAAAGTTTAATTTCATAACTTCTCTTCAAACCCCCAAGGTTGGAAAGGAAAAGAAAATTCCCTGAATTTTCTCTTTATGTTATATATATAATACACTATTGATAACAAAAGTCAAATAAAAATGACAATTATTATTAAAAAGGTACTAATGAACTAATATTAACACCTTTTATCAAGCAATATTGAAATAACAATTGTATGCACTGGAAAACAAGCAAGCCTATTTTCAGGCTTATTTTCAAGCTTAATTTAAAATTCTATCTTCACATCAAACTGGTCGGTAATCCTGCTTGTTTCATGTGATAGCGGCCGTTATCTAAAATAATCATCAATCAGCAATATCAATCAATTAAATATCAACATTGAATATTTTGAGTAGATTGTTGCTTATTGAAACTGTTGTTAAAAAATAAAATTAAGGAGAAGTTAAAATGACCTATGACATAACAAATAAATCTTATGTGTGTTCTGACAATCACAATACATCTATAATACTCGAACTATCAGCACCATTAAAAGATGGTAAAGCTATGATGCCTCACGTAGTGACAGACTGCGATGGAAAATTTACCTGTGCTAAAGTTAAAAATGGTAATAAGGTGCTTCTGAAAAATTGTCCTATTTATCAGAAAGCTCTTTAACATAAATAGCGACAGAGGCCGCGTCTTTAGGAAGGTCAACTACAAACTCTTCTACATTAAAAATTGGCTCTGGGTAATTAAATAACGGCTCATTTAGAAATTCACCTTCCTTAAGATTATCAGCTTTCTCTAACGTCGTCTTGGGCCATTCATTTACTCTGACTTGTATGCTTATCCTATTACCATCCATAGCGCCTACTAATAAAGCGTGCTGTTTATTCATAATAATTCTCAATAAAATTTATAATTTAACACCTACCATTCATTGGTTAGGTGTGTTAGTTTAACTAGCAACATCATAATTATACAAAAGGAGATGCATCATGGAAACCATCACAGATGAAAATCGACGTAAAACAGTCCCACCAATAGTCGCAGCCACCATGCAAAATACTATGCGCTTGTCTGAATTAATAGCACTTCAAAAAGGAGAGCCATTTGATAAAGACAAGGAGCTTAAAGAAATGCTTATACAGTGGGAAAGCCTAACGAAAGATCTTACTAGTATTCTCCCTTAGCCTATGTACAAAATCACTAGCAAGGTTTACTGTTTTACAGAAGCCTTGCTCTCACGAACTTGACGTAAGTATTCAGCCTCAATGGCAATGATGAACTTTGCTAAAAAACTAATTATTGTTTTCATAAAGCCTCTTAAAAATTAGATAACAAATCAATAAACATGGAAACCGAGCACACCAGTTTTCAGGTCACTATCCATGTTATTGATTGTTTTTACTTCGTTCGTAATTTTTTTGTTAAATTGCTCGGCTCCAGTTATTTGTGCGCTATTTCAGTTTAGCGCCTTGCTTTTTACGAAGTACCCTATAAAGATCATAGTCTTTATTTTGAAGAGCTTGTGAGATTTGCTCAGCAAGAGCATTGCCCCCACCAGACTTGAACGAAGATTCTCCGGCTGCTCCAGTTCCATTTGATTCTGGAAAATAATATGGACATTGCTTTTTTAAGTCATCAATCCATGCCTCTGGAGTTAAGATTTTATTTCCATCAAGGCTTTTTTTGAAACTACCATCTTCATTCTTTGCTTCAATTCCGCTTTCGTCGCCATTCAATGAAAAGACTGTTTTGCCACGAGTAACTATATCTCTAATAACTTCTTCGTCTGGTTTACACCCAGACTTCATAGCCACTTCACGGATATTATCTTCCATGATTTTATTTTTAAACAATCCCTCATATTTTACCGCAGTTTCTGTAATACTGTCTCGTTCTTGATTTGAAACCTCAAGTTGAGAAGCGTATTCATTCTTAATTTCACGTTCTTTATTTTGAACCTTTGCTAGTATATATTCCTCAAGTTTACCCTCTTCAAGAAGATCTTTTTGCTTGGTCTTCTCAACCAGTGCCATTGCTTCTCTTGCTTTTTCAATGTCAATACCTTCTGTCTTGGCAATTTGGTCTGCAAGACTATCTTTGGCAGCTTGCTTCTCAGTAATCAGATCTGCATTCTTTAATTTAAGTCCATTGACCTCTGTAGCAATTGCTGCTTCCAAACTATCTTTGTAATCTGCTTCTGCTTTTGCTCTTTCTTCAGGGTCCTTAATAAAACTAAAATCCATATGTTACCTCTTATTATTTTTTATTTTTCCACATCTTCATCCATTTCTCTGGATGTATCAGATATACCTGCATCTGCAGGGTCTTCACCTTCAGCAACTTTAGACAATGCCATATTAGCAGCTTCTATTTTAGCCAAACGCACTTCTTCTTCTTTTTTCTCTTCGTCAACTCTTTTAATTTCTTCATCAGTGTTTACATCTTCATCAAGAAATCTACCCTCTTTTAACTTATCAATCGCAGTCTCATGAGATATTATGCTTGCTTCGAATAACTTAACAAGTTGATTAATATACTCAGGCGTGAGCATATTATCTAAGTAATCTGTATCTACACTTATTGACACTTTTAAAGGATCACTATTTGTCCACTCTGCCATATAGCGAATAACTTTTTCAAGACCTCTTGCAACTGTTTGTGATACTGATGACAATGAGGCAGTAGTTGACGCAGCTTTGATTCTTAACGCTTCTCCACTTTCAACACCTTTTTGATCACCAGATAAAAGAGCAGATCCTGCATGCTTTGCCTCCTCTAAATATGTTCTAATACTTAGTCTAACTTCTGCTAGTCCAGATGCATCAGTTTTTGTATAGTATGCTCTTGCTTGAGAATCTTCCATTGTTATGGAGACATTGGAGCCTACTAAAATATTAGCAGTGCCTCCATTTTCATCCTGTGAAACTCCAGACATACATAGTGTAGGATTACAAGTTAAGAACAATGCATTTGAGAGATCTGCATCTTTCATATACATTTGCAAGGCACATGATGATACTCCCATCAATGGAATCTGATCTGGATTAATTGTTATATCAGTAGATCCAATAATTGTTGCAGGAATTCCAACAAATGGAACGCCAAATAATGTCGGAACAGAAGATTCTCCTATGTCATTTCCATCACTATCAAACACAGTAGATACAAACACTTTACTTCCAGAGTTATCCAAAGCATCAGATGTTGATATCACTCTAAATTGATCTTCATATTCGTGAGAGAAAATACTATCTGAGCTATTAACTTTTTCTTTTAATACAAAAAAGTCAGCATCTCTATTGTTATAAACTTTGTCAATTACTCCCCAATTTATCAACTCCATTGCATTGTATCTTACTAGCTTCAATCTATTATTTTTCTGATCAACATCTACAAAAACCAATTGTCTGCCAGATCTTAAAGATTGTCCAACACTTTGAAAAAAGAATACTTCTAGCGGAGTTCCTTCTCCATCACAGTCATCAATCAAGTATTCCAAGTCACTTGGTAACTTTACCTTTGGTGGATTAATTTTTGTTATTCCTGTTAATCCAGAAAGAAATTTGGATGTAAAGTCTGGAAAGTGCGCCCTTGTTATATAGCTAGTATATGCTAAATTTCCATCTCGATCTCTGCTCATTGCAGACGGTCTTGGGAGATATTTTTCCTTCTCGGATTTTATATCTGCCTCGCCATTAATACAATCTTCAATTGTTTTCCATAGACTAAGTTTCTTTTTATATTCTGGATGTTCTGTATTAACGTCAGACATCCTTACTCCATTTGAAGTTTTTTCTAACTCTCCAACTGGAGTATGTGTGCTATATGTTTTTGTTTCCATAAACGTCTCCTGTAATCATAAGTATAAATAGTACCATGTGCTTGCACAAAAGTAAACATGATATTTACTACTATGTAGAAATAATTATTAATTGCATCATAAGTGTTTTACGGAATTATATCTCATAGAGCTAGTAGCCACTGGTAGCTGTTTGCAAATAAAATAACCAAAAGCGTCACCAGCATGATCGAGGTCATTCCCCTTATCTGGCGCACCATCACGATCATATACCTGTTGTTCCAGTGAATCCATTGTTGTCTGACACCCTTCAGATACAAATACTTTCTTTCTGAAAAATGCGTTATTGACAGAGGCAATTCTATCCTTTACCAGTGGGTTTGTGTTATGCACTCTAACAGTAAACCCTGCTGCTCTTAGAATACTGTGATCACTTTTTGATATATTGCTTGTATGCCTATTACGTCCTGAAGCATCTGGATAGATTATGATAGGATTTCTTGGGTATCTCTCTTTTATCTTGCTCACAACGTCTGGAGTGTCCCTAGATTGCATAAGTTCATCAATTACGAGCCAGACTACATCACCAGCAGCATTCTTCCTCTTAACGAATACTACGCTTGCCATTTTGCCAACGTTGAAATCCTGTCCAATGTGCAATGGTTCTGTTTTAGTGGGGTAGGTTTGCTTGACCATGTGGAGTTTACGATCAAAATCATATACTGATCCAGATGTAAGGTTTACAAATTTGCCTTCGAGGTATGCTTCGATTAGTTGGCCAGGGTATTGTGACTTGAGTCCTTCTATGTATCCGTCTGGCAAATGAGGATTGCTGTAGGTGCTCATTTGGATTAATCGTGAGTCAGGAAGCGGGTTTTTGACAAATAAATTATATGTTGCCTTGTATCCCTCTGGCGTAGTTGCTATAAATATTTGATTATGACCTTTTTCGTGCCTATATTGTTCTGCTTTTGCTTTGAGTCTGCAACGTGCAGCGATCTTGTTGAAAGCCAATTCTGCCTTTGTTGTCGGAAGGATGTCAAACTCATCTACATATGCTTTAAGGATTTCAAAGCCTACAATACGGTCTGGATTTTCCATTGATTTGCATATGATGTTTCCAAATCCTGTGTAAATAATTCCCTCAGATTTATTGATTTTATATTTTAAATTCATTTCTTCAAATATCTCAGAGTAAACAGGGTATGCAATGTCTCTCATGAGCGGAACCGTTGGAGCAAAATAGCCCACATTAGATCCGAACTTTATTAGATCAGCTACGCTTTTTGTTAAGAGTGATTTTGTTTTTCCACTATTATGATGAATAAAGCCGCTTTCACAAATATAATTATTTGTATTTAGTACCTGTATGTCATAGTAAGTATCGATACCAATATTGGATATGTTTATAACTTTGTCATCAATTGGATTGATATTTTTCAAGCTGCGATTCTCATTGAGGTTTGAATATGGCTCTACATCTTTAAATTCATAGTGATTCTGTATAAACCTTTCCCCATAGTTAAACGCCATATTAGAGTGGTCACAGATGACTTCCACGTCACTATCGTTATACTTTGTGATATCTATGTCTTGTAGCAAATAACACATATCGTCCAGCACTTCATTCGCAATACGAGATATGATATTATCATTTTCAATGGATGACACCGCCACATATCCGTTGTCCGAACGCACCATATGAGCACCATTGGCAACAAAGTCTTTGTCATTAGTTGAAACCGCAAACATCACTCCTCGACCTTTTGGAAACGATCTCCCACTGGGAGAGAGCACAAGTTTTTTGCTCTTCTCACTCCAACTTAAAACCAAAGTAGATGAATCTATTTGAGATATTGGAATCAGCCCATTTATTGTAAAAATACGTGTATTCGCAGAGATACATCCAAAACCAGCAACGCA